CCTGTGATGGGTTCAAAGAATGTTACAAACGTGGCTGTATCCCATGATTCCAGGGAGAATGCATCATCCTATGACATTTCCTTTTTCAAGCTGATGGATTTGGCTGTTGGTGATAATGTTCACATCATATTCAATCCACTAGGTATCAATGTGAAAACCAGGATCATCTCTCTTGAGTACAATCCATTTTACAGATTTTACGTCCGTGTTGAGGTTGGAAGATACAGGCCAAGTATTTCTGACACCTTTTATCGTATCGAAAATTCAATTTCTAATGTTGGAAGCTCCGTGGATGATCTTCAAAACCAGGTCTATGACTTAGGTGTCGCCTACACCATTGTAAAAACGCTGTCGGTGGTTGATAACAAAATTAATGTGACCTATGAAGTGGAAAAAGGTGATACCCACCAGTATCATGCCGAGTACAGCTTCACCACTGATTCCAGTGGCAGGATCACCAGCATCACCTTAGAAGACATTTTCTCAGAGCTTCTCCTTAAAGAGGTTTCTTCGCTTCTGATTGATGCTGCAGCCTTTGAAGTAACCTATGCCGATGGCTCAACTGGAAGTTACACCTACTCCACCGATTCCAGTGGAAGAATCACCGCCATTGAGAAAGTTTAAGGAGGAAACCCATGAGCTATGATCGTAATTTTAATAATACCCTAGCCATCTGGACGGCTTTTGGTGGCAGGGGCAGCATTGTGCTTCCTATTCCTACCTTAAGCTGGACCAAGAAGTACTATAACAATTTTGGATACACCCAATACGGCAGTGAAAGACAGATTAATGTCTATGATAACGGAAACGCTCAGATTGCAGTTTATTATGCCAAAACCCCATACATGTCTTATTGGAACAAGACCACTAAGCAGTGGACCGTTGTCAGTGTTCCTTGGTGGAGTCATGGACAGCCAGAGATACTTTATGCTGCAGATGGAGTCTTTATCGCAAAGATCGTGGGTCTCGCCAATATCATCGCATCATTTGATGGTATTACCTGGCATAACGCTGGGTACTGCGCCGGAGCGCAAAACGCTATGACCTGTGGTGCTTATGATATGGACAGGGGCTCTGGTGTGGTCAGTTGGTGGTACTATAAATCCCCGGTTTACTATAGCTTTGATTCACTTGAGGAGAGAACAGCTTGGACATTGGTGGGTTCTGATGGCACTTCTGTTCCAATCTTTAAATACTTGACTCGTCACAAGGGATACTTTGTTGGTGTAGTTGGTGGAGATAAATCCATCGCCAGAGCCAGTACATCAAGTCCAGGTGTTTGGGGTACCACTATAGCGGAGGATCTAAACGATACCCGTTATATGTTTATTCGCTCCATCAATGATGTGCTCTTCGTGATGAAGTTCAACTACACCAATGTGGGCGGCGATTTCACCTACTATGTGAAGCTCTGCGTGATGAATGATGATGCCACAGAAATTACCGAAACCAATCTCTCTTGGGTAGGCGATCTTGCCAATAATAACATCCCCAATCCAAGGAATATCATCTGGATGGAGGATTGGGGCAAGTTTGCACTTCTTAAAGAAAGTATGTTATGCGTTTCAAACGATGGACTCTATTGGGAAGGCGTGGAACAGCCGGGATTCACCACAAGCCAATATGATACCTTCGATGGTGCCATATATATTCCTGGGGACGGGTTCTACGCCAAAGCCAGCGGCTATGTTTACTACGCACCTTACTAATTGAAACTTACTTCAATCAGATTATGACGCCTTTAGCCGGGCGTCTTTTTATATATAAATCTACATGAAAGCGAGGAAAAACAATGAGAGATATTTGGACTTATATTCAACTGGCTATTGCTGGCCTTGGCGGTTGGCTTGGCTGGTTTCTCGGAGGTTACGATGGATTTTTATATGCCCTGATCGCCTTTGTGATGATTGACTATATTCTTGGAGTGATGTGCGCTATTTTGGAAAAGCATCTTTCCAGTGATGTAGGTGCTCGGGGCATTTTCAAGAAAGTGGTGATCTTCTCCCTTGTAGGCATTGCCCACATAATTGATCAGAACATTATCGGAGATGGTGGTGCCATCAGAACCGCAGTTATCTTCTTCTATCTATCCAATGAAGGGATCAGCATCATAGAAAACTCAACAAGAATTGGGCTTCCTGTACCAGAGAAACTCAAAGAGATTCTTGAACAACTAAAAGATGGTGGCGATAAGGATGGAACAAAGTAATGCGTGGCCATCTTGAAGGAGGAGAACAATGAACCTTAAAAAACTAATCTTTACAGAAAATGAATGCTATAAAGCAGGCAGGAAAATCAAGCCCATAGGCATTATGGTCCACAGCACCGGAGCTAACAATCCATATCTTCGTAGATACGTTGGACCAAATGATGGTCTCTTGGGAGAAAATCAGTACAACAATCACTGGAATCAGCATAGACCCAGCGGCAGACAAGTCTGTGTCCATGCCTTTATTGGAAAGCTAAAAAATGACACCATCGCAACTTATCAGACACTACCCTGGGACCATAGAGGCTGGCATGCAGGTGGTGACGCCAACAACAGTCATATCGGATTTGAAATCTGTGAAGACAACCTATCTGATACAGCCTACTTCAATGTAGTCTACAAAGAAGCTACGGAGCTTTGCGCTCATCTTTGCAAAATTTATGACCTGACAGAGAAAGACATCATCGGCCACTATGAAGGCTATCAAAAGAGAATCGCTAGCAATCATGGAGATCCTAAGCACTGGTTTTCTAAGCACGGCAAGAGTATGGATACTTTCAGGACTGATGTTAAAAAGCTACTAACACCCCCTGCTCCACCAACTAAAAAGCTTTACAGGGTCCAGGTTGGGGCTTACAGCGTTAAATCAAATGCAGATGCTATGCTGGCCAAAGTAAAAGCTGCAGGCTTTACAGATGCCTTTATCAAAACTGAATAATTAATTCTTTGCCGCTGGGTGCTTTTCTTGCACTTGGCGGCATTTTTTTATTTTTCAGTACTCAATATGCCCTCTTCTGTCCTGTGAATGGTGAGAGGGTCTTCTACCCTCCGATTGGAGGAAAACGAATGAAAGTCACTGATACAATTCCAGAAATAACAATTGAGAAAAAACAAATTTCACAGGATCAGCTTCAGCGAGAGTTTGATTACATAAGGGCACAAATGGTACTTGAAAACTTGGTTCAAAAAGGACTCATTTCCGAACTTGAGTTTAACAAAATTACGAAACTCAATCGTCAATCTTTCACCCCAGCTTTAGCACAGATTATGCCTGAAAATCGTTGCTATTAAAGGGTTTCAGAGGTAATATGTGACACTACAAGGAGGTGAAAAATTGAAAAAGGTAACGAAAATAAACCAAAATTCAAGTGATTACCAAAAGCATTCAAAACTTCGTGTGGCGGCATATTGCAGAGTTTCTACAGACTCCGATGACCAGATCCTAAGCCTAGAAACACAAGTTAAACATTACGAATCTTACATTAGAACAAATCCTGATTGGGAGTTTGCTGGCCTATACTACGACGAAGGCATCACAGGAACTAAAAAAGAAAAACGACCTGAACTACTTCGGATGATTTCCGACTGTGAGCATAAAAAAATTGATTTTATCGTAACCAAGTCCATCAGCCGGTTTGCGAGAAACACCACGGACTGCTTGGAACTGGTGCGAAAGCTAATTGATCTTGGCATCTTCATTTATTTCGAGAAGGAAAATATAAACACAGGCTCTATGGAAAGCGAACTCATGCTGTCAATCCTAAGTGGACTGGCCGAAAGTGAGTCCATCTCCATTTCAGAGAATAACAAGTGGTCTGTACAGAGACGATTCCAAAATGGAACCTATAAAATCTCTTCTCCTCCCTATGGCTACGACAGTGTCGATGGGAAGCTGATTATCAACGAGGAACAGGCTGAAATAGTCCGCTTTATCTTTGCTGAGGTTTTATCTGGAAAAGGCACACAGAAGATTGCTGATGACTTGAACCAGCGAGGCGTTCCAACTCAAAAAGGTGGCAAATGGAGATCGACTACAATACGTGGAATGGCCGCCAACGAAAAATACACTGGTGACGCTATCTTTCAAAAAACCTACACTGATAGCTCCTTTAATAGACACATTAACAACGGCGAGAAAGATCAGTACCTTTTCAAGGGACATCATGACGCCATCATTAGCCACAATGAATTTGAAGCTGTTCAAGCTATTATAGAGCAACGCGGACGGGAAAAAGGCATAAAGAAAAACACCACTAAATACCTTAACCGCTACCCCTTTTCAGGAAAAATCATCTGTAGTGAATGCAGCGGGAAATTTAAGCGAAGGGTCATGACCTCAGGAAAACACAAGATCACATGGTCCTGCTCTACTCACATTTCAGACATCGATAGTTGTTCGATGAAATCTATTCCCGAGACTCAAATCGAGTATGCCTTTGTCACGATGATCAATAAACTTATCTTCGGTCATAAGCTTGTTTTAAAACCCCTGCTGGATAGTCTTACTGGAATGAACTCTGAAGATAGCCTTTCAAAAATTCAAGAGATCGATAAGAAAATTGAAGAAAACGGCGAGCAGCAAAATGTGCTTAGTGGTCTTAGAGCCAAAGGGTATCTTGATCCAGCAGTTTATAAGAAAGGTAATAATGAACTTTTAAATGAACTTAAACGCCTGCAGCAACAAAAAGAGTCTTTGATAAGATTACTAAGCAGCGATGACGAGACTCAAAAATATGTCAATGAGCTCTTGCGGTTTACGACCAAATCTCCGATGCTCTTAGAATTTAACAGTGATGTTTTTGACAGATTTGTAGACCAGATCATTGTCTTTTCAAGGGAAGAAATAGGGTTTGAATTGAAATGCGGCATTACTTTTAAAGAAAGGTTGGTGAGTTGAATGGGCCACACACCCTACGGTTACAGAATTGAAAATGGTAAAGCTATTTTCGATGATGAAAAGGCTGAACAAATAAAGTTGCTCTTTGAGGCTTACCTATCTGGCGATTCACTTGCAACGGCTGCTAAAAAAGCTGGCATTAAAGCTTTCCATGCTGGAATAGGTAATATCCTGAAAAACAAGAAATATGTTGGTGATGATTTCTACCCTGCAATCATTGATAAAGATAGCTTTGAAGCTACTGAGATAGAGCGCCTAAATCGAGCTAAGAAACTTGGCCGTATTTGGGAAAAGAAAGAACATATAGGATCTCCTGCTCCTACTTCCTTCTCCATAGCAGATGGTAATGAGCAGTTTGATGATCCTTTTAAACAGGCAGAGTACGTCTACAGCCTGATAGAAATGGAGGTGGAGAATATTGAATAAAAATATTACTGTGATTCCTGCAAGAAAACATTCCAGGAAAAACAAAGATGAAGAAAAACCTAAGCTTCGGGTGGCTGCCTACTGTAGAGTATCCACCGATAGCGATGAGCAGGCATCAAGTTATGAAGCCCAAATTGAACACTACACAGCGTTCATCAGTGGTCATCCAGACTGGCAGCTTGCAGGTATTTTTGCGGATGACGGAATCTCAGGAACCAACACCAAGAAACGTGAAGAGTTTAATCGCCTGATCGACGAATGCATGGCAGGAAATATTGACATGGTGATTACTAAGTCCATAAGCCGCTTAGCTAGAAACACACTGGATTGTCTGAAGTACATCAGACAGCTTAAGGATAAGAACATAGCAGTATTTTTTGAAAAGGAAAATATCAACTCCATGGATTCCAAGGGTGAGGTTATGCTCACCATCATGGCTTCCCTCGCACAGCAAGAGAGTCAGTCGCTCAGCCAAAATGTAAAGCTTGGACTGCAATACCGGTACCAACAAGGCGAAATTCAAGTGAACTGCAAATGGTTTCTAGGCTACACCAAAGATGAGAATAAGAAACTGGTCATTGTTCCAGAGGAAGCTGAGATTGTAAAACGCATTTATAGAGAGTACCTGGAAGGGGCCAGTATGCTAAAGATTGCTCGAGGCCTAGAGGCTGATGGCATCAAGAATGGTGCCGGGCGAGACAAATGGCACACCAGCAACATCAATCAAATCCTCCGGAATGAAAAATACATCGGAGATG